GTAAATATACCGAGAGTTCAGTTGGGACTGTACTCAACATATTGAGTTTTACCGTTATCATCACGGAATGCTCTTAATGTTTGTTTTCTATTATCTGTAGGACTTTTGTATGAACAATGGATCCATCCGCTATTAGGTTCTTCTGTATTATGAAACTCTAATATTAATTGATCGAAGTCTAAATTTTCAATAATCCATTTTGCTAATTCAGCATTTGGTACTCCAAATATTTCGAAGTCGGCCGCCTGCCCTCTAGCGTGTTGTGAGGTCGTTGATGATCCAATTGATACACATAATTCCTCACTTCTGAATCCACTAGAAACGGTTACTGGTGTAGCATAGTGTTCTCTAACAGGTTGTAAGATATTTTCACATAGTTTTTGTAATCCTGTAATCTGATCTTCATTAGGATTATTATTAATCCCTTTACGCTCAGCCGTTTGACTAGCAGTCATTTCTTTTAAACTAAAATTCTTGCTTAATTTCATTTGATATCCTTTTGTTTGAATTATTTACTACGAGTGATAGCAACAATCTTTTTTAATTGTGCTTCAATAACTTCTGCTCGATTGGGCCAATGAATATAGGCCTCAGGTGATTTTGCCAACTTGATTAATAGAGGTATAATAAGTTTTTCTAAATCTTTAAACTTGTCTGTATATTCTTTGCCAAGATTATCTTTTCTCAAATCATATTCATCATCCATTTGATTCTTAGCAATTTGTAGTTCTGTTTCGTTCTTGGCAATAACAGTTTCTTTAGTTTCGTTAGTTGCTCTCAATAGTTTATCTAGTTTACTTTCTAGTCTACTGATTATCTCGCTAGACACAGCCTTACCCACACCGTCCGCTGTCGCCTTGACAACTTCTTTTGTAGCGTCTGACTCTGCTTTACTTTCTGTTGCTGGTTTCTGTTTAACTGAAGTAAAACCCCAATCTCCATCAGCATCAAATCCGTCTAAAAAATCAAAATCTGCCATATGTATATTTATCTTTCTGGACTACCTTGGTCCACCTTTTATTTTACGCCTTCTGTGTTTTTGTATTATTTTATCAACCTGTGTATCTTTTACTGTTTTTTTACCATATTGTGCTGCTAAATGACTAGCAGGGTGTGCTTCTGATACTTTTGATAGTACTTCTTTCCAACCATTATCAGTATGACTATCTACATGACCTCCTACACTTGATACAATGTTGAGTTGTGTTGGTGGTAATAGTATAATATGTTTTTGTTTAGTAAACTCTTCCATTTCTGAAATAGACATCATATCTGTATATGATTTTTTAGTCTTTGAATTGTAAAAACTATATGTTGGCATTATTTATTCCCTTACTATACCATTCAGGTATATTTGTTTTCCATGTAGCAAAATCTTTTTTGTATTTAACATAGTAATCTCTATAAGCAGTAATACTATCTTCATTCTTTACATCATCAGGCATTGCTTGTGTTGGTTGATTAAAAGGAATATTTAGGGGAATATTTTTAGGGGGATTCTTTAATAGGTCTTTTAATACTACATAAGATTTATGATCTTTACCATATCTTAATTTAAATTCGTCATGCAAATAAGACCACATTTGATATAACCAGTAATAGTTATAAGCATTGTTTCTAACCCATACTGCACTAGGATGATTTAAATGACAAGCCTTGTAAACAGTTGCTTCTTCATTAGCATTTTCTAATTTGTATCTAGTAACTTTTCTGCCTGTTTTTGATTTAGCAATGTATTTAATGCCATCAAGCATTCTATGAGCAGTTGACATGAGTTGAGCATATTCAATAAGCATTTTAACAACGTGTTTGTCTAGGTGCATTTCAGCACAAATCTTTGGGTCTTTATCTAAATAAAATATATTCATCTTTTTTTTGTATATAATTTTGTCATTTTACCATTTGCAATATAATAACCAGATACTTCTTTTGTTTGTTTTTTTTTCTTTTGTAATTTTCTCTTAACAATTTTTGTTTCTTTTGTATAATTTGATCTATATGCTTTTTGTTGTTCTTCTGCTTCTTTTTCAAAAAGTTTTATTCTTTTTTCATATTTTTTATCTACTTTAGTCAAATCTTTTTTAATTTTCATACTATTATTATAACACATTTAATCAACATTGTCAACTCTATACATGGTATATTTTAATGTTAATTCATCACCTTTTTTAAGGTCTTGTATTGTTTTTAAACTCCATTTATCCCAATATGGTTCTATTCTTATCTGTATTCTTAAACAATTAGGTTCTTCATTGTGATTAATAAATCCACCAAGTGGAGTTCTAATTACTTTATCACCTTTTCTATAATGAGTTATACCTAGTTCTGTGCCTATTGGAATATCTTCTTTTGCAATTAACCCTTGCCCATGTATTTTACTTTTACCAATTTCTAAATTATCTGGTAAAGGTTTATATGCTTTCATTTTTCTGACATAGGACGCAACGGCAATGGTTCTAACTCCTCTTGCATTTTTTCTGATTCAGTTTTTTTTCTTTTATCTTCTTTTTTTTGCAACTTCTCAATCATCTTGTGATACTCTTGAGCATCTTTATTATTCATCATTATTAATCACCTCTTTGCAACTCGAAGTAGGCAACCTTATTATATTTTGTACATAGTTTTCTAAACACATTAAACCAAAAATCTTTTGACCAATCGGTCATAGAATTTTTACAAGCTCTTTCAGCATTTAGTATTCTTTTCATTTCTAACATTTCATCTAGTATTTTCATTTATATCTCCTCTGCTATTCCTAGTATCTCTGCTAGACCGAATAGCACTCCAGCATACATTAAAAGTACATCATTAGTTGACCATAACACATAACAGCCTACTAATCTTAAAACAGATTTACTTATTGAAAGGTAAAAATGCTTCTTTGATATATCTTTGGGTTCCATTTTGTTCTCCTTTTATTAAAATTGTATAACGCCTATTTTTATTAAGCAAAATATAATAGAGGAAACAACAGCTACCCTATATAGAATTAATATTAATTTTTTCATTTTTTATCCTCTAGTTCTCTTATTTCATCAATTACTCTAATTACTCGTTTATCATAATCAGCCGTTGTTGAAAATTTATCAAGTTTTTTAATCATTTTTTTAGAATCTAATTGTAAATTCTTATCTAAAAAAGATTGTCTTAACTCTCTAAATTCTTTATATGCACTATGTTGATTTAACATTGTAATATAATATTTTACACTATCACATTTACTAGCAAATACTTTAACACCCCACCCAGGCCACTTCTTAATACCAACTGGTAATAAATGTGGTAAGTTTTCTTTCCAAGTTCTAATACCAAATAAGTTATTACCTTGTGTACTAAATCTACTTGTACCCCAACCAGACTCTAAAGCTGCTTGTCCTATAATCATTTCATATGGTACTCTCAAATGTTTAGGTGTTGTAAAGTTCACATAATCAATACACTTATGCATTGCTCTTATAAATTGAATATCATTATTATAAGTGAATTCAGGTTCTTTCAAATCCATTGCTTTAATCTTATTCACATAGTAATTGTCTAAATTATTACCAATTTTAGAAATTGCTACTTGATTAGGATGAAATGTACCATAAAAATATGATAACGTTGAAATTAAAAGTATTGCAAGAAAACATTTCATATAAAACCAAGACTTATCTATTATATCTTGCCATTGTTTTTTATTAGGCATTAGATAATAATCCTACTATCCATAGTGTAGCAAATATTATTAAACTTATTTCTGCTCCTGTCATAATTATTTTCCTTTTAATTTTTTAATTGTATCCTCTAGTTCAAAAATTTGTTCGTCTAAATGATCTAGTTTTTCTTGTGACATGGTAAACTCTTTTTCTTTTTGTAGATCATCAATTTGATTTTCTAAATTATTTATGTTACCAACGGATTGTATTATTTCAGAATAATTAGTCAACGTAACCCTCCTTGAGAATTTGTTTAAGGTCGTTAATGGTTTTCTTTTTATTCATTGTTAATAGATAATAAGCATATCTAACCTTATGTTCGTTATATGGACCAACTATATCAATATCATATTTTTTCTTAAATACTAATAATCCACTTAAATATAACGTTACAATGTTATCTAAATTCTTATCAGTTTGTTCTTTAGGTATCATTTTGGTTTTAACTTCACCTTTATTTTCTACCATTAATTTTATAATTTGTTTTTGTTTCGCATTAAGTTTCATAATATATTTATCCTTTGTTGTTATTAGTTAGTTTCAAAATTTGTGTACTATATTTTATCTTAAATATAAAGGTCCTGTCCATTTAACAATATAGTTCTCAAAGATATTACCTCTTGCCTTATTTAAAGCAGGAGTTTTCCAACTAGCTGGTTTTAGAATATCGCCTTTTTTCCAAAACTTACCTCGTATTTCTTTATCTTCTTTTACAATAAAAGAGTGTACACCGCCATCTGAAATAAACTTGTAGTAATATCTCGTTTCTTCCATTGAGAAGTTATCTTTAAATTTTTCAATTGCTTCTTTAGAGCTTTTTTCTCCAGCGTCTTTATACACTTGATTGGACATTTGATTCATCATATTTAAATGAAAATTAGTATAGTCATCAAATACTTTTTTCTTAAAATTGTTAAGTGCTTCTTTTACCATAATGTTTTCTTCTTTCTTTTTAGATATAGTTCGTTAAGTGATTTTTCTATTTCTGTAATTTCCTTTTTGTCTGATTTTGTCTTAGTCATATATAGAATTGTACCCATACCTAATACAGTAAGAGTAGTACCTATTGCGAATAATAAAAATCCGTGAAACAAATCCATTAATATTTTTGCACCTCTAACATTGCCATTGGCACTCTATAAGTCATATTATTTTTTATCATTTTAACTAGACATCTTGATTGCATAATTTTAGTAATCGTACCAAGAGTTTTTTTAGTTTTTTGTACAATATAAACTTTTGTACCGACTAGAAGTTCATTTTTAACTTTGTTTTTAACAATAATATCAATCATATCTTTAGTATCTTTTAATTGAGCAACTGTCATTTTATTTAGTGTTTCATATAGTATCATAATGTATCCTTTTATTTGTTATTGTAAGTACTCAAGTTTATAAAACATTTCACAAGACTTCTCTTGTTTATATTCTTCATAGTTA